GCGCGGCACCGAGGCGCTGGGCGTCCAGTCGCCGCGGTTCTGGACGGCCCCGCCCCGGCACCGGCAGAAGACTGACGGCTGCGCGGCCTGCGCCAGCGTTGACTACGAGTCCGGCTGCGGTGATTACCAGTCCCAGGACATGCTCGAATGGGCCGCCAGCTTCGGCTATGACCTGGACCCCTGGCAAGCCTGGTGGCTGACCGAGCTGTGCGGTACCCGCCCGGACGGCCAGTGGGCCGCGTTCGAGGCCATGCTGATCGTGAGCCGCCAGAACGGAAAAAATGAAGCAGTAGCAGTCAGGGAACTCGCTGGCCTCTTTCTTTTCGGTGAGGCCATGCAGATTCACACAGCTCACGAGTTTAAAGCCGCCGCAGAACATTTCAGGCGTGTCAGAGACACCATCACCGGCTATGACGAGCTGCGCCGCCGGATCAAGGCGATCACCACCAGCCACGGCGATGAGGCGATCGAGCTCAAGCCTGCCCCGACGCTCATCTTCGGCGCCGGCGGGCGGAAGATCCGCCGCAGCGTTGGCGCCCGGCTCCGGTTCCTGGCCCGCTCCCGCGGCTCCGGCCGGTCCTTCACGGCCAACCTGGTCGTATACGACGAAGCGATGATTTTGTCGGACGAGCAGGTCGGCGCATCAATGCCGACGATGAGTGCCGTCCCCAACCCCCAGATGATCTATACGGCCAGCGCGGGCTACAAGGACTCCATCCAGCTGGCCGCGGTCCGCCGCCGGGTGCTCAAGCGCGACCCGAAGCTGATGGGCGCCGAGTGGTCGGTCAACCCGCACCTGGATACCTGCTCCCGCGACGAGATCCAGGGCCGCAAGGACAACCGGTACGTCGTCTGCGCGCTGCACGACGACCGCGACGACCCCCGCAGCTGGGCCAAGGCCAACCCGGCGCTGGGCATCCGGATCGCGGTGGAGCACGTCGCGAAAGAGCTGGACGCGATGACCGGCCCGACCTTCGACAGGGAGAGGCTGGGCGTCGGCGACTGGCCGGCCGGCGATGAGTCCTGGTCGGTGATCAGCGAGGACACCTGGCGGGCCTGCTCGATGCCTGACCCGGGCGGGGCCACCAAGCCGGTCACGTTCGCCGTCGACATCGACCCGGACATGATCTCCGCCGCGATCGCGTCGGCCTGGGAGCGCCCGGACGGCCGGATGGTCATCGAGATCCCCCGCGGCTGCCACCGGGAGGGCACCGACTGGCTGCTGCCCGAGCTGATGCGGCTGCGCCGCGCCTGGAAGCCCGCGGCGATCGTCGTCCCGAAGAACGGCCCGGCGTCCCGGCTGATAGATGACCTCAACCGGGAGGGCATGTCCGTGGAGCTGATGCCGGCCACGTCCGCCGACGAGGCCGCCGCGTTCTCCCTGATCGTCCAGAAGGCCCGCAGCCAGGACATGCGCCAGAAGCTGGTTCACCTGGGCCAGCAGCTCGCCCCCGGGCTGTGGTCCGCCGTCGCCTCGGCCGAGACCCGCGACGTCGGTGACGGAGGCCGGGCCTGGTCCCGCCGTGACTCCGCTTCCGACATCACCCCGATCAGCGCCGGCACGCTCGCCCTGTGGGCGCTGAACAAGAAACGCCGTCAGTACGATCCGCTCCGATCCATCGGGTAGGCAGCCATGACCGTGAACGAGGAAGACGTGCGGGCCGATCACGACCTGCTCGCAGCTGACCCCCGGGTTCCGCAGGACGTCCTGGCGCTGCGGACAGGCCAGCCGGCGATACCCGGCCAGGACGCGCTTGCCGCAGACCCCCGGGTCAGCGTCGACATCCAGCCAGCACCGGCCGCGCCGGCCGAAGCTGCCGCAGCCGAATCAGACACAGGAGGAGACCATGCCGCCGAGGAACCACACCACAGAGCAAGCCGAGCCGGCAGCCGAGCCGGGCACCAGCCCGGTACCGGGCAAGCCGCTGAGCCAGGTGGAAGCTGAGTCCCAGCCGGCCGATCCGGAGCAGGCCGCGATGTGGCAGGCCGAGTACGAATCCCGGATGGCAGGCGTCTATCCCGAGCCGGCCGCGCCAGCGCCAGCGGAGGAGACCGCGGAGCATCACGCCCGGAGCCGCGCGCACGCTGAGGCCGCCGACTAGTGGCCGCAGCCGGCACGCCGCTGGACCAGCGGCACGAGGCGACCCGCCATGCCATGAAGTGGCTGGTCCCCAACCCGCGGCTGGACGGCGCGGCGGCCGACATCGCCGCTCACGTGTACGGGCTGGCGCAGTACCTGCTGGGCGTCCTGAATGACGGGATCGAGCTCACCGCCGGGCTGCGCAGGCTGCGCGAAGCTAAGGACTGCCTGGTACTCCAGGCCCTGGACGACATGCCGGACGGAGGCAGGACATGACAGCACTGCAAGAACGGGAGGATCAGGCCGAGCGGGAATCGCTGTCCCAGCGCATCCTGGCGGACCGGGCGCCGGCCCGCGAACTTTCCGACCAGTCGGAGCGTTCGCACCGCGTACTCGATTCCATCGGCGCCGTGTTCTACGCCATCGGCTGGGTGATCGGGGCCGTCGTGAGCATTCTCGGGTTCATGATCGGCGCCGTCCGGTACGGCTACCGGCAGGGCCGGCTGGTCATCCCGCCGCCGCCCCGGCTGCCGAGCCAGCCGCAGCCGGAGCCCGGCCGCACGTAGGAGGCATCATGCCGTACGAAGTACGCCCGGTGGACGGCGGATTCAAGGTGTTCAACACTGATACCGGCCATGTCGTCAACCCGGGCGGCAGGCCCCTGACCCATGACGTCGCCACCAAGCAGTTCCGGGTGCTGGAAGGCAAAGAACACGGCTGGAAGCCGACAGGAGCGCCGTCTAACCTGGACAAGTGAGGCTGATCGTAGAGCTGGAAGACGCGACTGACACCGACCGGCTGCAAGCCATCCTGGATGACCTGGCGCAGCACCGCCCGTACGTCCGCTCCGCCGTGCTGGAAGTGGATGACTGATGACCCAGGTGCCGCCAGCCCGGATCCCCGGCGCCGCGACGCACCCGCCGCCGGACCCGGAGATGGATGCGTGGCTGGACGCCTGGCTGGCCGCGCACACCGGGCACCGCCGCCGGGTTCGCCAGGAGAACGCCCGGTTCGCCGCCGAGATCACGGCCCTGCGCGAAAAGCTGAGCTCGCTGAGCCATCGCCGCCTGCCGCCGTGCGAGACCGCGGGAGACGAGACCCGGTGGCACCAGGCGGCACTGGAGGAGCTGGAGGTCTGACATGACCGCGGTCATTGTCGTGCTCCCGTGCGCGGACACCGGCCAGGCCGATCAGGTCGCGACCGCTATCCGGGACGCCGGCACCCTGGAGTACACCGCGCTGGAAGGCGGCGAGCCGGTGGTCCTGCAAGTCAGCGACGTCGCCGTGGTGCCGTGAGCGGGGAGCCGTGAGCATGGAGCTGGTAGCCGGCACCAAGATCTACGCCAAGCCCCTGCCCAGGTGCCCGGTGCACGGGACGATGCGGCTGGCCGGGCCGCCCCCGTCGCTGCTGTGGACCTGCGCCGGGTGGGACGGGGAAGGCTGCGACTACCAGGCGGACGGCGGCGAGCTGCCCTGGACGTACGTCGGCGAGCTCAGCGGGAGCGCGCGGATTGACGTGGAACGATGACCGTCGTCGTCCCGGCGGGCGCGCTGACCGGCGAGATCGAGTTCGCCATCGCCTACACCGTCGCCTGCAATCCGGGCCGTGACCTGCTGCACGAGCCGGACCGGCGGCTGCTCGCCGAGGCGATCGCGGACATGCTGATCGAGCGCGCGGGGAACGGGCTTTCGGGGATGCGGGTGGTGCCTGATGAAAATGCAGGTAGTCCCGCTGGCGGTAGTTCATGAACTGGGCGTAACCTTGCGTTAGCCCAATACCCGCGGCCGGAACGGAGCCGGGTCCACCCGTCCGTCCGCAGGGGAGGCCCCAGGTCCGTGGGGCTGTTCAAGCGAATCCAGGCCGACCGGGCAGAGTCCCGCGTCATCGGCGGCGTGCCCTGGCGGCCGTGGGACAGCCCTTACTGGAAGTTCGACCAGGGCGGCCCCATCCACCCGACGCGTGCCATGTTCGGCACCGAGCGGGCTCTCGCGCTGCCTGCCCTGTACTCCGGCGTCTCCCTGCTGGCCAACTCCTGCGCCGCGCTGCCGCTCAATCTCTACGCCAAGCCCGGTCCGGGCGAGAACCGCACGCGCCGGTACCGCGGGCCGTCGATCTTCGACCATCCCAGCGTGGACGGCACGCTGTTCGACTGGCTGTTCATGTGCATGACGTCGCTGCTCCTGCAGGGCAACGCCTGGGGGTTCATCACCGGGCGCGACGGCTACGGCCTTCCCAATGGCATCGAGTGGATCGACCCGGCCGATGTCAACGTCGTGGAAGACGAGATGGCGCCGTTCAACCCGCTGCGGGCGCGGATCTATGCCTACGGCCGGCTGATGGACCGCTCCGAGCTGTTCCACATCAAGGCGTTCAGCGTGGCCGGCAAGATCGAGGGCATCAGCCCGCTGCGCGCGTTCGCGCTGACCATCTTGTCCGGCCTGGAAGCCGAGCGCTACGGCGTGGACTGGTATCTCGCCGGAGGTTTCCCCCCGGGGACATTCGAGAACACGGAAATCGAGATCAGTGCCGACCAGGCCGAGGAGATCAGGGCGCGGCTGACGTCGACCATCCGCCGCCGTGAGCCTCTTGTATACGGGCGTGACTGGAAGTACTCACCGGTAGTCGTGCCGCCCTCTGAGGCCCAATTTATAGAAGCGATAAGACTTAACGCCACGCAGATAGCCTCAATTCTCAACCTTCCCCCAGACCGCATCGGCGGCACACGCGGCGACAGCCTCACCTATAACACTGTCGAGCAGAGCACCCTGCAGGTCATCGAGGCGCTGCGCCCGTGGCTCGTCCGCCTGGAAACCGCGTTCTTCGACCTGATTCCCCAGAACCGCTACTGCCGCTTCAACAGCGATGCGCTCCTGAAAACGGACCTCAAGACGCGCACCGAGATCTACGACCTGCAGCGCTCGATGGGCCTGCGCTCGATTGACGAGATGCGCGACCTGGAGGACCTGGAGCCGATCCCGGGCGGGCAGGGCAACGAGTACATCCCGCTGGACGTGATGGTCGCGATGGCCAGGAGCATCCGCGGCATCCCCAAGTCGATGGAATCGGCGATCGACCTGGAGATGGACCTGGCCGCGGACAAGCTGGAGGACCTGGCCAAGCAGGGGCTGGCGCCGGAGACCCCCACCCCGACCCCGACCGTGCCGAGCGCGGAACAGATGCTCGGGCAGATCATCGGCTCCCAGCGGCACTACGGGGCCACGAGAGAAGAACGCGAGGATGCCCAGCTGATCCTCGATTACCTGGAGACGCGCAGACGGGCTCGTGCGCACCTCCGGGCCAACCCGCCAGAGTACGTCGGCGCCTGGATCCCCAGCCGCCGCGACCTGGTGCTCAACGGCGATGGCCGCAATGGGAGGCATTGACGTGCCGCGTGTGAAAGGTGTGACATGAGCGAAACACGCGCAGAAATGACAAGCGCGGCTATCAATGATCTTCCTGATAGCGCGTTTGCCTACATCGAGCCCGGTGGCGCAAAAGACTCACAGGGAAAGACGATACCCAGGAGCAAGCGTCACTTTCCTGTGCATGACGAGGCTCACGCCCGGAATGCACTCAGCCGCGCTCCGCAATCGCCTTTCGGCAAGCAGGCGATGCCCAAAATCCTTAGCGCGGCTAAGCGCTTCGGGATCACCGTGACCGGTGACAACCGCGCCGCGTTCGGGCTGGTCGAGCCGGACGGCATTCCCGAGCGCCGGTTCACCAGGTTCCCCCCGGAGGTCCGCAGCACGGGCGAGAACGGCCCCCAGTTCATCTACGGCTACGCTGCCGCGTTTGGCAAGCTGAGCAGGAAGCTGGGGGGCTTCGTTGAGCAGGTGGACCCGACCGCGTTCAACGAGACCAAGACCCTCGGCTGGCCCGACGTGGTGTGCAGGTACAACCACCGCGACGACCAGCTGCTCGGCACCACGTACGCGCGGACCCTGCGGCTGGCCACCGACACCACCGGCCTCGCGTACGAAGTCGAACCGCCGCACGCCAGGGCCGACGTCCTCGAGTACGTGACCCGCGGCGACGTCCGCCACAGCTCGTTCGCCTTCCGCGTGTTCCCCGGGGGCGATGAGTGGGGAGTGTCGGAGTTCAACTATCCGATGCGCACGTTGCTGTCGGTGCAGCTGGTGGACGTGGCGCCAGTGCTGGACCCGGCCTACCCGGACGCGACCGCGGGCGCCCGCGCGATGAACGGCGCCGTGCAATCCCTCGCCGACTGGGTGCAGACGGACGTGGAGGAAGTCCGGATGCGGCTCAACGAGGGCCGGGCCATGGAGTTCTTCAAGCGCTACCGCGATGTCGACGGCTGGAAGCCGAAGCCCGACCAGCGGATCAAGCCGCCCCGCAAGCCGGTGCTGACCGGCGCCCAGGCCATGCTCACCCTCCAGGCGAACATGGAAGACCCCTGGGCTGACGAGGAGTAACACCGCAGTACACCCGTAAACGCAAGCGCGCTGCAGGCCGTAGCTGACAACACGGACGGAGCCAGTGCTGGTGCAGATGGCAAACCAGGCGAAAGGAACAGATCATGCCATCTGAGGTCGCAAAGAGGCTTCGTGACCGGAGGCTATCCGTGTGGGAGGAGGCCAAAGGAATAGCCGAGAAGGCAGCAGAGGAGAACAGGGCGCTTTCTGAGGAGGAACAGGGCCGCTGGGACGCCCTCCAGGAGGAGATGGGCAAGCTGGACACGAGGATCCGCGCGGTCCTCGACACCGAGCGGCGGGCCAAGGACGCGGACGACGCGTTCGACGCCCTGAGCGGCAAGAAGCCCGCCGAGGGCCAGGCCGCCCGCACCGCCGGCGGGTCCAGGATGCTCGAGGAGGTCCGCAAGTGGGCCAGGGGCGACGACGGCGCCAGCCGCGTCCTGGAAGTCAGGAGAGACCCCGCGCTCGGGCCGATCAACTACCGCGTCCTGACCGGGGGCTCAGCTGGCTCGGCATCGTCAATCATCCCGATTGACTTCTATGACATGCTCATTTCGCATTTGATAGAAGTCTCAGGAATTATGCAGGCCGGCCCGACTGTCCTGAACACGGGCGGCGGCGAGACGATCCAAGTCCCGAAGACCCTGACCCATTCCAGCGCCGCTTCCGCGGCCCAGGCGGCGCCATTGCCGACCGCCGATCCGACGTTCGGAATGCAGCCATTGTCTGCATTCAAATACGGTATTCTCTTGCAAGTCGCGAGGGAATTGATCGACGATACCGCGGTCGATCTCCTCGGTTATCTCGCGATGCAGGCAGGTCGCGCGCTCGGCAATTCCTTCGGCAATGACCTGGTCAACGGGACTGGCACCGGCCAGCCTGCGGGCCTGGTCAACGTGGCTACGACCGGCGTCACCGGCTCGGTCACCGGCGTTTCTGGCGCGCCTTCCTACGCCAACCTCGTTGATTTGGAGTATAGCGTCATCGCTCCATATCGACAGAGCCGTTCATGCTACTGGCTCGCCGCGGATAAGACCATCGGAGGGTTCCGGAAAATTACCGACACGGTCGGCCGCCCGATCTGGGAGCCCAGCGCCGTCCTCGGTTCTCCCGACCTTCTCCTGGGAAAGCCGCTCGTGGCCGACCCGTTCATGCCGGCAATGGCGGTCAGTGCCAAGTCCATCGCATTCGGCGATTTCTCCCAGTATTTCGTGAGGCTCGTCGGCGGGGTCCGGTTCGAGCGTTCCGACGATTTCGCATTCGGGTCCGACCTGGTGACATTCCGGGCCATTCTCCGCGGCGACGGTACGCTCGTGGACCGTACCGGCGCGATCAAGCTGTACGTCGGTGCGGGGACCTGACCTGGGACAACGCGCCATTCAAGAATACCTGACCGGCAATTCGCAGGCATATTCATAATGTTTATGAGCGCGGATCCGGCAGGAAGCAGCCCCCGCCCGCCCGGCGAGTGGCCGCCTGGGCGGGCGGGGGAGCCACAGGGAGGCTAGCATGCGCTCGGTCACGATGACCGTCTCCATGTCCGGCGGCGGCCCGGGCGGCCGGGACTGGCGGGACTACCCGGCTGGCGCATCGCTGGACGTGGCGGACTGGGAAGCCGAAGACCTGATCCGGATCGGGCTCGCCGTCGCCGGCCCGGATCGAGCGGAGCCCGAGGAGCCCGCCGCTCCGGAGGTGGCCGCGCCGGCGGAGGCCCCGGCCGCAGAGTCCGAGCCCGGGGCCGGGGCCGCCGCCGAGGAAACCGGGGGCGCTGAGAGCATGGAGGACGGCACGGGCGTCTCGCCGCTGGCGCAGGTGTCGCCGCTCGCCGAGACAGCCGGGACCGCGGCCGGGGTAACGGAAGCAAAGCCAGAGCCCCCGCCGCCCGCACCCGAGCCGCCGCCGGCACCGGCCCCCGAGCCAGAGCAGCTGCCGACGCAGGCGCCCGTGCTCCGCCCCATGCCCTCGGACGTCAAGCAGCTGTGGATCGACTACGCGGTCAGCCAGGGCGAGGACCGCGAGCAGGCCCACTCGATGACCAAGGCCGACCTCATGTCCAAGTACGGCGGGCGCTTGTAATGGACTACAGCCAGATCGGCGCCCTGCAGCCCGGCTGGGGCGTCATCTGGCAGGGCGGCACCGCCGACGCGTCCATCCGCGCGCCCCCGTTCGCCGGGCCGCTGCTGATCGTGTCCATGGACGCCGGCGCGAACGACATCGCCTGGATCGACCACGTGACCGTCCAGGCCGTGCTGACCGCCTGGATCGAGGACAGCCCGGACGCCTGCCTGCCCGACGCCGTGCTCACCGCCCTGGCCGACGCGATCGCCGCGTGGCTGGCTGCCGGGTGCCACGCGTACCTCAAATGCGGGGCAGGGGCCAGCCGGGCCGCCTACATCTCCGCGGCGGTGCACTGCCGGGTCCTGGGCATCAGCGCCGCCCGTGCCCTGGACCGCATCCGCGCGCAGCGCCCGGTCACCGCCCCCAACTTCGGGTTCATGGCCCAGCTCAATAGGCTCTGGCCCTGACCCGGCTTACGATGAAAACAGGACAACCGCCCGCGGCCGTCAGGAGCCGGGCTCAGCGAACAGGAGCCCATCATGCCTGACAGCACGCAGGTCCCCGGCTACGACCGGGACCGGACGTCCCGTGAGCCGCCCGGCCGGTCCGGCACCGGCACCGGACCCGGCGGCGAGCTGGTCACCAGCGAGCCCGGCCAGTACCCGCCGTCCGCCCCGGACGAGAACCTGATCTTCGGCGGCCCGCTGCCCAACACCACCGGGGCGCCCGGCACCGCCGGCGGCGACTTCGGCGGCCCCGAGACCAGCCAGATCGGCCAGCTGGGCGACAGCTTCACCGGCCTGTCCCGGGGCGACATCACCGACACCGGGGCGCCCGGCACCGCCGGGGCCGATATTCCGGCCGGCGCAGGCCCGGACACGGTGGAGTTCACCCGGCCCGGGTCCTACCTGTCCGGCAGCTACGCCTCCGACCGGGTCCGCGGCAAGGTCGACGGCCCGGCCGAGTGGACCGAGGCCAACTCCGGCGGCTACGGCACGGACGGGCCGAAGCTGCCCGGCATG